CGTCTTCGTGAAGAAGATGAAGACGGATTAGATTATGAGATCGAAAGTTACGAAGTTATCTCTGAATATCGTTAGAAAACCCTGATAAATAAAATATAGTACTATAAACTTCTAATGCCAGCTCAAAGAGTTAGTAAAAGTTTTAAAGATATTAGTATGTCATTTAAGTATAACCCTTTAAGTGGCGATTTGATATCTTTAAGTAATGAAAACGCAATAGCAAGGGCTGTGCGTAATATTGTATTGACTACACCTGGTGAAAAGTTTTTTGATCCTGATTTTGGGTCTAGTGTAAGTGAAATATTGTTTGAGAATGTTGATGATATCACCGCTATATCAATTGAAGATGAAATTAAAAATTGTCTTGCTAACTATGAACCTAGAGTTGAATTAATTGATGTAAATGTTGATCCTAACTTTGATGAGAACCAATTTGACGTAATAATATCCTATAGAATAATTGGAGTGGATATACCTCCTACACAATTAGAATTTGCCTTGCTCCCATCACGATAAATGACACTTTTAAACTTTACTAGTCTGGATTTTGACCAGATTAAAGAAACACTTAAACAATATTTACAATCCAACTCGAAT